CGGTTCGTAGTCGATGGATAACCCGATTTCCGCGTCAGCCGCCGGATCAACAAACAATCGCAAATACCCGGTAGTCAGTACGCCGTCCAATCCCCACCGAACCGGGGTGCCTTCTGCGGCATACGGTAAAAGCAACGCATCCTTTCGGATTTCCCGCAGCAGGCGATAAGTCGTGCCGCTGCGGGTTTTAACATACTGCACCTTGCGCACGGCAAATGTCAAATCTACCGTCCGGGCGTGCGCGGCGACGGACAGGGTGTTGTTGGTTTCAATGTAATCCGGCGTGAACAGCCGGGTCAAATCCTTGTAAACTTCGTTGATGTGCTCCTTAATTTGCGCTTCGGTGAGTGACAAGGCAAAACGCTCCGTAATGTACGCATAAAGCTGTGCAAAAGTCATCGTGTTTTACCCCCTCACCATTTTATCGGGCGGCGCCGTGCCGGCTGCACGGTATCGCGGCCAGTCATCTCCTGGGTAAACGCATCAAGCCTAGCGGCAAACTGGCTGTACCACTCAGCCGGGCGCAAAAGCGCAAGCGCCCCAAGCCAATACAGGTCATGCCACTGCGCCGGGATTTCCGGCGTCGCTACCTGCCCGGAACCGCTGCCGAGTTCGGAAAGCGTTTTCCAGTAATGGACCGCAAGCGGCGTTCCGGCCGGGATGCCCTGAAAATACAGTCGGTCATTGTAAAGCCGCACGCCAATCCGGTCGCCGTCCTCAAATGAGCGAAACGGGATGTCGCCGTAAATGCCCGCGCCGATTACTTCCTTAATAGCCGTAATCTTATAGATGTCGGAAGCAATCGTCGTCAGAAGCATACTATCTTCTTCGGTGTAATCCACCGTGACCGCCGCTGCCTGCGCCGCGCTGAAAATGACTGTGCCGTTTTCGTAGTCGATGGTATGCTCATAACCGCTGTCATTGTACTCGCGCAATGTGCCGCCGACATACACCGCCTCGCTGCCGGGGAGTATCGGGCTGTGCGTCGTCGTATAGACCGTATTGGTAACGTCGAGCGCATTAGCTTCGCCAACAACGACTTCCGGTCCGCGCTTGATGAAGTTCGCTATCCCAGGCAGTTTCGCCACCGGCTGGATATATTGGTGCTGCGCCATGTTAATCATGTCGTCAACATCGTCACGCTTAACACCCGTCGCCCGGCGCAGTACCATGTCGCGTATCTGGACTAAATCCATTCCGCTTCACCCCTTCTTAGGGAACGTAGATAGGATTGTATCCTCCCTGTACCAGAAGTTCATACACCGGAGTTGGCAGGTAAACATTGACTTCCCGCATAATCTGCAGGTTAAATCCGTTGATGCCGACCAGTGCGTAGTTGTTGTTTTTGTTCAACTGATCTTTGGGAATGCGCACCTTAACTTTCTTTTCCTTGTCGAGTTTCGCTTTTGTTGCTTTGGCGAGTTCGTGCAGTTGAGCGTCAATGCCTTCCTGCGCCAAAATGTCAGTCGCTTCTTCTTGCAGGTCAATCTGCTTCGGCTTGCTCGGGCGCTTGCCGGTGCTGGCTTTTACCGGCTCATCTTCGGTGGGCAGTTCGGCTTCGTCCGCCAATTCCTCAGGGGTTTCCTCCTCATTTTCCTTGCCGCTGTAAACATCGGCGAGTTTGGTAATGGGGGTTCCCTCTTCTTTTTTCGATGCCATATCCGCTCATCTCTCCCTTGCTTTAATTTGGTAACATTTACTTATTAGGGAACGGGGGAGGGTTGTCCTCCCCCGGCAAAGCCGTTTCCGTAAGATTTTTACGGTTAGTAAGTCAGGTCGGTCGAAGCGTCCGCCGCCGCAATCTCCGCAATCGCCGCCGAAGTGATAGCGTTGGTAGTGTCGGCATTGAGCACGGTCGCCACCTGTGCCAGATGCGCAGCGTATGCGGTAGCAATGGCATTTGCCAACAGAACAGACGACGCTTCGTCATCGGCATCTTCCGCCGTTACTTCGTTTACCGTGTCGTCCTGTACGTGTCCGGTATCTTCCAGATGCGCGTTAAATTTATCCTTCAGACTGTTGAGCAAGACGTAAGTCGTCGCCGCATTACTCGCATTGTCGTTCGCTTCAGCGTTAGTGGTATCAGCGACAAAGTGCGGGATGGTGTCGGCTATGTGCGCATTGTATTTTGCCTTGATGTCGTTTGCGAGCGTCAAAGCGGTGGCCGCGTTAGTCGCTGCATCAGCGGCAATCGCATTGGTCGCATCCGGTCGCCGGTGTGCGCCGACTTTGGCGATATGCGCATTGTAATCGGTGCGCAGTTCGTTGGCAAGCGTCCGCACCGTACCGATATTGGTTTTGAGTTCATTGCCAAGAGTGATCAGCGCATTACCGACATCGCAGATTTCTTTCAAGATGGGGTACAAATCTCCATTCCCAAAACCAGTGGCAATATCCGGGGATATTTTGATTGTCATACTTTGTTTTCACCTCACATGTCAGATTAGAAAGCAGGGGCGGAGTTACCGCCCCGCTTCATTACGCCGTGACAGCGTGCTCTACGCGCAGGATGCAGAGTTCGTCCAGTCGGCAAGCGGCGAGATACGCCTTCCAACCGACGGAAGCCCGCTGGTTCAGGGCGTCTTCCACACCGGACGAGCCGAGCGGCTTGACGATGGTCTGCGGTTTGCTGGAACCGGCAATGTCCGGGATACCGTAGGCATCGCGCCCGATGACGATTGTCAGTTTGTTATCGCAGAAGTTTTTTACCATCTGCTTCTACACTTTCATCTTCAGTGTAGCTCAGCATATCTTTTCAACCTCAGCCTTACCTGTTCGGTTGGACCGGCCTCGTGGAGGGGTTATATTCTGCTATTGCAGTTTCACCCTCTATGCGTTGCCCCTGACTGTACCGTTACATACAGCCTTCGGTTCGGATTCGCATCTCAGCGTCCCCGCTTAATTCCGGTCTAATAATCTCAACCATTACTGGCTAAGACGGCACAAGTCTTTATCTAAGAAGTTGCGTAATTTCTCTTGGTAAGTTCCGTCGTAAACTTCATCTTCCCAGAGCACCAGACAGTCATAACCCACTTCTTTGTACCTCTCGACTAATTCGACTTCTTCCTCCGGTTTATGCCAGTATCGTCCGAATATTTCAATCACTTTCTTTGTTTGGTTAACTGGCCTTACGATAAAATCCGGATTTTTAATCTTGCCATTCGAGAAGTTTATGTAGAATTGTCCGCCACTTGTCTGGTCAATATTCTCTGGAGTCTGTTCGTTGAACATCCGTTCTGGCTTGGTATTTGTTCGGGATTGAAAGAAGATTATCCGCTCTAAAAAATATCGCTTGTAACATTCTTCACTGCAAAGATGCGCTTTATTTTTTGCTACCCATGAAGGTTTGCGCTCCATTTCTTTTCCACATATTGAGCAACTTACCTTCATCCGTTGTACTTGCGATTTATCGTGACATTCTCTGCAGCAATATTTACTATTTTTGTGCGCTTGCGTTACCTCATATGCCTGTCCACAATGCTTGCATATTTTAGTAATGCGTTTTTCTTTTCGAGCGGCTTCTTGACATTCTCTGGAACAGTACCGCACGCCTTTCTCTATCCGAGAAGGTCTAACCCAAAATTCTTTGCCGCACTGTTCACACCGAACATATTGCCCCTTTAACTTCGATTGCGTTATCCGCTTTCTGCGACATTCTTCAGAACAGACTAAATTTCCACGCCTACCTGGATACTTACCAAAAAATTCTTTTCCACACACTATGCAGGTTCTAACTTTCTTGGGCAATTTTCTCACCTCAAGAAAATTATACCATACCATAGATGTTTACGCAACCATTTTCAAAGACTTCTCTTTACCGTACACATCAATATTCGCAGCACCGGCATTGTCGTACACCGGGGCTTTCGTGGTTTCGATGTAGCGCACACCGTAGAGCATCCCGATTTCGCCGTTTTCAAGCGCTTCCGGGCTGGCGTAGTGCTTGGCGTTGACCCAAGCCGCGTCACCCTGAATGTCATACGCAGCGTCGGGGTGGATGAACGCGACAAACGCCGCGCCGCCCTTACCCGGAAGGGGTTTGACATTGTTGCGCATCATAATCCGGCGGATACGCCGGGCGGTAGCGCCGTTGAAGATGTTCGCGGCCGCAACGGTAGACCGCGCTACGCCGCCGCCGACGTAGTACACGTTCGTCCCGGCTCCGACAACATCCCGGACCACTTCGTCCATGGTTTCGCCCGCCTGCTCACCGAGCACATCGGTCATTTCGGTGATAACCGGGTCAATGCCGGCCATATCGAGCAGATCGGTGGTGATGATGTAATCGCCGTACCCCTGCACGGTGGCAGTCACGGCTTCGACCGCCGCGAGCCGGCCGTTCGGGGTGACGCCTTCCTGAAGCGGGGTGGTCGCCGGGGTAAGGCGCGTAAACCGGCGGTAGTTCACCGTTGCGCCTTCATTTTTCGGGATGGGTTTCTTCTGCCCGTACTTCATAAACTGCAAACTGGGC